GGTAATATTCGTCAGGAATCAACTTTTATTCCTAACATTTGTGAAGGTGGTAGTAGAACCAGTTGGAATAACTGCGGTCGCGGTTATGGACTGATTCAATGGACATCTGCCGATCGTTATTATGGATTGGGTGATTTTGCTAGAAAGACTGGTGGTAATCCATCGTCTATTCACACGCAACTTGGTTATCTAACAACTGAGGTTCAATGGAAACGAATCGTAGACAGAATGAAAATGCCTGGCAAGTCTATTGATCGTTACATGAACTATGCGTATAGTTGGATTGGTTGGGGGCATCATGGTGCCCGTACATCTTATGCCTATGATTATGCCAACCGACTGATCACGGTAGAAGTTTGACACAATAGAATAATGAATGTATGGGGGGTTTACGCCCCCCTTTTTTTATGGTTAGTAATAAGACCCTAAAGAGTCTACAAGCGTCTCTGGTGCCCCTTAAAGGCGTCGTAGAGAGGTCCTATTGGATAAATAATGAAGGGCGCCCTCTATCATTTTCTTCTATATGGAAAACTCTCCAGACTCTACAGAAGATATTGTAAATATTATTGCTAAGGCAGGGTATCTAAAAGTAGAAAATGATAAAGTTAAAGTATCATTAGAGTCTGCCAATACACTCAATATTCAACCTAAAGGTACTATTTTTGGAGCAAAAGTTAAAGTAGAAACTAATGGATCTGTTACTCCAACTTTAACTTTTGATACCAAAAAACTTAGAGAAAGTGGAAAGCATACTCCTCCAGATAAAGCATTAGATGATGCTTTAGAAAATTTTTTCGAGGAAAACAATGTTTAAACTTTTTGAATATAAAGACAAACAATTTAAAGTTGTTCCTTCTTTGAGTTCCAAAAATATTAAAGGATTTTTTATTTCTTCTATTATTATTATTTTAATAACAAGTTTAGCAGGATGGTTAAAACTAGAAGAAAAAGATCTTTGGAAAATATACAACTTATTAATTCAAAGATTTGACCTTAATAGAGAATTGCCTGACTTAAGAAACAATGAAAAAAAACTTGAAGCAGAAATAGAAGTTGAAGTTGATAAGGCAATAAAAGAATATGAACGCTTGACAGGGTATTCAAATGAGACTAGAATACCTTTGCCGAGGTTGATAGAAAAAGGTGTAGATAACTCTGTATGCTACACTAAAGAGTGTAAAAGCCTTGGGGGAGAAATGAGATTATGTTCTCCTTGGAGAGAAGATTGCATTTAAAGCATTTAAAGTGTATAAATAACGTATCCTTAAATTTTTTATTGGAGGTTATTATGTCTACATCACAACAACTGCTTGATGCTATTGAAGCATGGAAAGTAGAAGACGAAAAGTTCACTGTAAAAGGTAATGCGTCTGCGGGTACTCGTGCTCGTAAAGCACTTCAGGAAATCTCTAAGCTTGTAAAAGCACGTAGAGCAGAAATCACTGAAGAAAAGACCGCACGTAAAGAAGCAAAAGCAGCTGGTTGACATTTGAGCACCAGTCCCTTATAATACTCTCATAGGCAGCGGGGGTCCAAACTCCGTGTAAGACCTGCACCTCCCATGCCTCTCATAGAAGCACAAACAGGGAGGTTTTTGACTCAGTAGCTCAGTGGATAGAGCAACTGCCTTCTAAGCAGTCGGTCGTTGGTTCGACCCCAACCTGAGTCGTTACCACTTGCGCTGGAAAGATAAACCAGAATGCCGTGGTAAGATAGAGGGTAAGCCTCTGTTATATCCTTATGAGGTATATTACGCTTACTCCATCAAGTCGTTGTGGCGGAATTGGTATACGCGCTGGGTTTAGGTTCCAGTGGATTAATCTATGAAGGTTCAAGTCCTTTCAACGACACTTGACAATCAAACTTAAATAGTTTATGATTGTCTTATAAGCGGGTATGGTGTAGCGGTAACACGCCATCCTTCCAAGTTGGAATCACCGGTTCGAACCCGGTTACCCGCTTTCCTCTGGTAGTCTATTGGTAAGGACAGGCAGACAATGCACTTGGAAACTGGGTTCGATTCCCAGACAGAGGTACACCTATTCTTTTTCTTATGGAACTTGAAGTCAATTCTGTTAATATCGCAAGATTTCTAAGTGAATTGGAAGGATGCTACATCTTCAGCAAATATATGGGTTTTGAAGATGATATGAATACGATTGACGAAATGAAGAAAAGGTATTATAAACTTTATTTCAAACTTCATAAGGAAGAGAAAAGTAATCCCCAATAGTTCAGTGGTAGAACTCAAAACTGTTAATTTTGCTGTCCCTCGTTCGAATCGAGGTTGGGGAGTTGGAAGTGATCCTGCGATAACCTCAAGAGCTCTCCTTCCACTAAAACCTAGGGTTTTTCTAGGTCAGGGGGATGGCCTCCCCTGTTTCGGGCGATTAGCGCAGCGGTAGCGCACCTCCTTTACACGGAGATGGTCACTGGTTCGAATCCAGTATCGCCCACTTGATAAATAAAAATAAAAAGAGTATAATGGAAAAACTATATAAACTACTAAGTGATGCTCAGTCATCACTTTTTGTTTTATTCCATAAAACTTGGGCATTTCATTGGAATGTTGTAGGTTCTGATTTTACGCAACTTCACCAACTCTTTGGTGGTCAGTATGAGACTATGTTTGAAGAGATTGATCGTCTCTCTGAGCATATGAGATACTTGAATGTAAAACCTTTGAGTTCGCTTTCTAGAATGCTTGAGGTAACACAGATTAAAGAGGCATCAAGTTCTACAACAGCAAATAATATGATTTCTGAACTTCTTGATAATAATGAAAAATTTTGTGATATGATGAAAGAAATTTCAGAAGAAGCAGAAAAACAAAAATCATATGCTACTGCTAATTTAGTTCAAGATTTAATGGAATCGCACGGTAAATTTATTTGGATGTTAAGAGCACACTTACAATGAATAGGATGAAGACTAATGTTATCAATAAGATGCAAAGATTGTAATAGAGAACTTACGGGACATAATTCTAAAACAGTTACCTGTGGTTGTCCTAATATGGCAACAATTCGTGGAGATAAAATTTCAGCAGTTGACTTATCTCGTATTGTTATGTTAAACTCTTTAAAAGAAAATTCAAAAACAAATGTGCTGACTTCTCAAGACATTGCTTGGCAGGAAGCACGTAGACAACGTAAAGTTCGTCGTTTGGATTTTGAGGTTCGTTGAACCTCTAATATCGGAAGATTGGCCGAGTGGTTGATGGCGATAGTCTTGAAAACTATTAACGTTAATAGCGTTCCAGGGTTCGAATCCCTGATCTTCCTTTAAGAAAAATTACAAATTTAATAATTTCTTCAACAGTGTTACGAATTCAACACCAAATGTTGACGATGAAAGTTTCGTGAATAGTATATAGTAGTACTATCATTCAAAACTTATGGACCAACACACCTATAATAATTGGGTCCGTATAAAGGAGACTTTTGAGAAGTCTGGTAACTTGGATAATATGTTCTATAAAAGAGCAGTTGAAATCGTAAAAACAAGAGTTGATCCTCTTGCTAAATTTCTTGGAGATGAAAAGTGATGGAACCTCAAGACGAATTTATCACACGTTCTGAAGTTCAGGAGATGATCGATGCAGCAATACGACGACACAACCGTAATGCTTCTATCATTAGTATGTGCGTCGGTTGGGTGGTTCTTGCTTTATTTGCTGAGGGACTACTCAGACTGATTGGAGTTATACCTCCGCTACTTCCTTTTCTTAAAATTACTTTAAATTAAAAAAGATGAGTAAAACCATATATACTGCAATAACAATTTTTGGAGTTATTGGTTATTTGATTATTTGGTCCTTGACACACGCTTATCCATCATGATAAAATTTGTAGAGTTCCTTCTCACCAACCAAGTGTCATTGTTCGTCATTGGTTGCCTCTTGACAATCGCCCCAGCAATGGGTATAATGATTGTACATTCAACCAAGGATGAAAACAACGGGGTGTAAGTCAGCGGTAGACGGCTTGCTTTGGGAGCAAGAAGACACTGGTTCGATCCCAGTCACCCCGACTCATAAAACTCACTTTATGAAAATGAATCAAGAAATTAACGATCTTACAGCATTTACAATTGAAGAGTTCCAGGCAGATTTTGATAATCTGATGAATCGGGTTGAGAATGGAGAATCATTCGTCATAAAGAGTGAGCACGGAAACGCCATTATTGTTCCGTATAACGAAGTAGTACAGATATTCCAAGAAGCTGGTGTGGACGACGATGTGATACGAATACACACCGACCACGAAGAAGGTTCTTGACGAAGAGTTCCAGGTCCTCTACAATAGATCTGGTCTTAAGGGACTGTCGCCTATGGGTTAAGGCCCACTGCTTATAACGGTGTGAACTGAGTTCAAGTCTCAGCAGTCCTACCTTGCTCGTTTAGCAATCTGGTGAATGCACCGATCTCATAAATCGGCATAGGTGGGATCGTTCCCCACAACGAGCACTGGACACTTACTAAAGCGTCCTACTTGACTTTCAAACTTCATTTTCCTATAATAACAAGGTCAACAAACAAAACAATGACTCTCACTGCTAAATTCAAGAAAGACGTTCAAACCCTTCGTGGTGCAGCAAACGGTGACTTCTACCTTGATGTAAAGAATCCGAAACTCTACAAAAAGGTTCGCCGCTACTATGAAAACGAAGGTGTAGTATTTTCTGGTGATCCTCTGGATGATTATGAAATGCTTATGGAATATGTCGCTGCTGATCTTGAGTCTGTTGAAGTAGCATAAAATGTTAAATCATATTGAAAAAATTAAAGTTTTTCCTGAGTTAGTAATCAAACTTCATTACAATTTTGATTTTCATAATACATTGAAAGCAAAGTGTGATGAAACTATTGAATATTCAAAAGTTCAACAGGAAAAAGTACCACTTGAATATGGAGATGCTGTATCAACAGTAGTCCATAATGTAAATGGTCAACCTCATACCTGGAATGAAAATAAAAAATTTATTCAATTCCTAAATGCAAATAT